CTAAAAACCCTCGTTTTGGCCTAGTTACTTAAACTTGACAATGTACAGTTTATGTGGTATACTACTACTATGTTGTAGAAATAAAAATTACTTAGCGTGTTGCGTTTGCTAGTGCTATGCCTTTTTACTTTGTAGTTCAACCACTTAGCGACACTATGTCGCTAGGTATCAACCTAGGAGGTGTTATGTATCTATGTTATGCAGTTGTTTCTAAATATTGCGAGGGGGAAGTAGAACCTGCTCGCAACGCATTAGGCTATCGTGCGTGTATGCCATGTGGCAACGAAATGGCTAAAGTCGAGTCCAAGTGGAAAGAGAGCATGGTCATACCAAGCAACAAGTCCACCCCGACTTACATCAGCGATGTAGAAATGCTCAAGCAGTTAAACCCAAAACGAACTATGTAGTCCCAACCACTTGGCGACATGTTGTCGCTAAGTATCAACCAAGGAGATGTAACCATGAAGATTGAAATAAAAGCAGATGTCGCTCATAACAGGGAGAAGCGCAAGGACAACACCTCCCTTAAGAAGTTTCGGGCTAACTGGAACCTGCGCTACCGTGAAGAGATGGAGATGCTACTCGCCCCCAACGAGGAAGACTTCCTTGATAAACCCACGAGCAACGAGGTAGACTCATACACCGTGCTAAAGCAACACGTAAAGTTAGCGATACGTCAGCTCAACGACGCAACGAAGAACGGTGTGAGGCTAGACCACAAAAACTTTGTATTACTGGATGTTGCTAGTAATCTAAGCGATATTGTCAAACTATGTGAGAAGAAGGAGTGAAGCAATGGACTTAAAAGCGAAGAAACATTGGCGAGGCAGGGATGCACATGAGGCGAGCATGCTAAGCCGAGTATTAACGAGTGCCACTTTTGCTGAGAAGATTGAAGCAATCCGTGAGCACAACCCGTATTTTTATTTATTAACACCACAACCAAGGAGGAAGCATGAAGCAATATAAACGAGGTGCGCCCTATGTGGGCGACGACGTGGCTGAGTTCACGCACAATAACAAAACACATCGCACGCAAAGCGAGGCGTTCAAGGACGCAAACTATGCCAACGCATTTGAGCACGACGCAGGTATGTCCGACTGCAAGATGTTCTTATCCGAGATGGCGATGCTCGTTGCGCCATTGGTTCTGTTCGGGTTCTTTGTGTATTGGCTCATCAACGCATTAGTGGAGGTAGCGAGATGACCGAAGAAAAAATAGCAGAACTATTAAAAATCCATGAGTTAAACCACCGTAAAGCACAAACACTAATACAACAGAGGGAAAAAATGATAGCAACTTGTATTGAAGATAACGATGGCAAGAGCCATGTATTGCACAAAGTAGAGCAGACGCTCGATGGTTTGAGTTACAGCATAACGCTGTCAGCTGAAGCCCCCGACTTAGCATTACGTATTGCTCAAGAAATACCACTTACTTATTGGAGGAGGAACGATGAAGGGCGAGGATAAGATATTTCTGTTGTGTGCCTTCTACTCAGTTAGTGGTGGCGAAGAGGCGCAAAAGAAATTTAAAGAAGATGACCGACTTACTGAAAGGTTAGTTGACTTTGTCTCGACTTATACAAAGACTGAAATTAACGACCAACTTTTAAAGTTTAAGGAGATGGAAAAGCATGAATAGATATAAGGTATTCGTATCAGGCGTCACCTACACGGAGGTGGATGCACCCAACGCTAAAGAAGCCGAGGAAGTTGCACGACACAAGATTGTGAGCGAGAGGTTTGGCATATGGGATATGACCATGTCTTTCGTTTGTGATGAAGATGATGTAATTGAAGTAGATGTGCCCACACTTAGCGACATGGTGTCGCCAAGTACTAACCAAGAAGGAGTATAAGATGCAAAAGAAAATGCAGAGAAAAACTTTAGCCCTACTCAAGGCTTTCAAACGTGCTATCGCAGACACGCCCGACAAACCCACATGTGTGATTGCTAAAGAGTTGGGTGTTTCTGCCCAACGCTTGTATCAAATCAAGCATATCTATATGCAGAGTTTGAAGCGTGCTATCAAGAAGAAGGACTATGGTGTCACGAAGGTGCACGCAGTAGCAGAGCATAACCCAACGGATTACGCAGGGTTTATCAATCCAACCGTCACTCGTAATTTGCGTGAGGATGCGTTGCGTGCTGAGCATGATGCTTTGACGAAGGACTATGTCGAGTTGCATGACCAACACTTAGCATTGAAGAAGCGATTCGATGATGCGCAGAAGGAAGCCTATAGGTTTCAAGTTGAGACGTTTGACCTCAAGGCTATTGTTAAATACTTAGAAGGAAAGGCAGGTCAAGAATGAGTTGGGGATACGGAACGAGCATGTGCAATGCCGCAAGGATAGAACCATTGCGAAATTATGAGGAGGCACGCAAGCACTTTGATAGTGTAACTCCCATCCGTGGGAGGGCACAGGAGTGCAGACCTTTGGGTATTAATCGCAGATACACATGGTATACCATCGAGAAGAATGATAACTGCATTCTCGAAGAGGGCAACCCCATAGGTAGATTCGAGCGCACTTACTCTTGTAATCTTAGCAACCGTAAGATTATTGAGTATTTCAGTAATGGTGAAATAGTATTGCACACTAATTACTGGAGGGGCCCAACGCTATTCGCATTTCTAACGTATACGTTGAGGCCTATCGGCACGATAAAGTCCTGTAAAGGTAAGTGGTATTTTGTCAACGGTGATGACCAATCGTTTATCTTTGATAAAACATTGACGTTGTCTAGGAACGACAAGGGGCAATACATACCCAAGGACTATGAGCCTGAGAAGAAATACTCTATGAACAGGAAGGTTATGAACGCCCTGCGCACGAGGTATAGTTACTTCATCGACTACGGAAAGACTTCTCTTGCATTGTCGAATGAGCTTTCTAAGGTGCACAGTAATGGTGATGATGGCAAACAGATAACACTACTAAACTTCTCAGAGGTTTCGTTGATAGCAAACGGCTACAGAAGTGAGCGAGCGCAGTTCAATCGTGGCACATTGATGGATGCTCTGCATGAGTATGAGCAGACGCAAGACTTAGAACTCTTGTATGAAGCCATGCTTTATGTAGCAATGAGTGCAGGTAGATGGGTATGGAACAAAGATATAGTTATCTGTGCACCTGAACGCTTTGTTGATAGGATGGATGAGGTGTTGAAGTATGTCTATAAAGACACAGTGTTCACGATAACTGAACAACCTGTTGGCTCTATGTTCATTGATAAAAACAAACGGTATTTTCATGCAATTTGAAACAATACTTGGCGACATTGTGTCGCTAAGTAACTTAACCAAGAAGAAGGAGTATTAAAGATGGCAAATGTATTTCTAAATAGAACGGCTACTCTCAAAGAAGCCGAGGACTTAATCATTGCACTAGGTGCACATGGCACGATGCACTTGATGGGAGAACCTGGGGTTGGTAAGACTTCAATGTTCCGTAATCTCGTGCGACGCACAGGGTATATGGGTATCTACATCGACGCACCTAACATCGAGTTGGGTGAGTTGGGTATTCCGATTCCTAACCACGAGACTAAGACTACTCGTATCTACCCTAACGAGCAATGGGGTTTCCATCTTAACGAGCCGAAGGTTATCTTCATCGACGAGTTTACTAAGGCGCACCAAGCAGTTAAGAATATGCTACACCCCATGCTTAACACACCACGCATGATTATGGGTATCCCATTGCATGAGAAGGACATCGTGATAACGGCAGGTAATTTCTCGGGTGATGGCGTAGGTGATGTGATGATGGCTCACTCCCGCAATCGGATAAGCGTAATCACTGTTAAGAAACCACATGCAGGGTTTAATCCTGATGGTTCAGTTGATGGTGATTCATGGGGTGCGTGGGCAATCCACAACGACATAGCCCCTGAGATTCTTGCGTGGGTTAAGCAACACCCCGAGACGCTTGCGTCTTACCTTGACCAATCTCAAGAGTTGAACAAGTATATCTTCAACCCAAGGGATGCGCAGAAGTCTTTTGTTTCACCACGTTCTCTTGCTAGAGCATCAGAGATTGTTAAGCAACGGGATCGTTTGACCGACAACGTAGTTGTCTGTGCGCTAGAGGGCACGATAGGTGGGGCAGGTGCTCGTGACTTGATGACATTCATTGAGGTAGCAGATGCACTACCATCATGGGAGTCTATCTTGAAAGACCCGAACACTGCGCAAGTTCCTACATCACCTGTTGCTCTGTGTATGTTGGCGTTCAGCGCAGTTCAGAAGATAGAGAGAGATTCAATCGGTAAGTTCTTCACATACTTGAAGAGAACACCGAAGGAGTTGCAGTCTGTGTTCTGTCTGACAGGTATGAAGAATGATGACAAGAAGAAGTTGTTCCTCACGAGCCAGCCATTTGTTGACTGGATGCGTGTTAACCAATACTTATTTTAAGGAGGTAGTATGAACAAAGAAGAAAGAGAAGAGCATGAGAAATATGCTGAGCAAGTGATAGAGATAAGGGAACTCGTCGGGGGTATATTGGGTAACGACAAGTATAACCTTGGGGCAGTAATGAGTGCGTTGGTAAACATGCTTGTGCTAACTGCGCTTGACCAAGCAAAGATGCCACCAGAAACGTTAATCTCAATCGTTGCTAACGCAGTATGTCATTCAGTAGATATGGCTAAAGAAGAACTTGAAGATGAAAGGAAAGGAATCAAATGGCTAAACTAACAGCAGAACAGCGCATCGAAAGATGCCATGTTCAACTAATGAAACACCCAAACTTTTGTTTGTTCTCAGGGTTGTTTATGATTGGTAAGGTATCCGTTTCGGATGAGGTAGAGACGGCAGTAACCAATGGACTACAGGTAGAGTATGGTCGTGAGTTTGTGGATATGCTCAACGATAAAGCGTTGGCGTTTCTTGTCTTGCACGAGAACATGCACAAGGCATATCGTCACATGGTTGTATGGCAGGGGTTGTATAAGAAGAACGCAAACCTTGCTAACATGGCATGTGACTTTGTTATCAATCTGCAACTCCATGACTACGACCCGAAAGGGGAGGTGATAGAGTTACCTACCGATGAGAACGGTGAAACGATTGGTTGCATTGACGAGGAGTTTCGAGGTATGGATGCGCACCAAGTCTTCCTATTGCTAGAGAAGAAGTTGGGCCCTAACTACGGTAAGCGCAAAATTAAAGTCTTGCGTGGCGTGACTGTGGAGTGCGATGACCCCAGCGCTGATGGTGGTGGCGAGGGTGAGGGCGATGGGGATGGCGACGAGGAAAGCGATGGTGATAATCCTTACGGCAAACCTATGGACAAGCATGATTGGGAAGGTGCAAGCAGTATGTCCGAGAAAGATGTGAGCGATAACGCTAAAGAGATTGAGAGTGCATTGCGTCAGGGTGCTATCTTGGCAGGTAAGATGAAGGGTAATCTCTCTAGAGATATGCAAGAGTTACTCACTCCGAAGATTGATTGGAAGGAAGCGTTGCGTGATTTCATTAAGACTTCTACGCAAGGTAAAGACCAATCCACTTGGAAGAGATTGCACAAGCGTTACATCGGTATGGATATTATCATGCCCTCATCGTATGATGAGAAGATTGGTTCTATCGTAATTGCTGTTGACACATCAGGCTCTATCGGTGGTGCTGAGTTGGCACAGTTCTTAGGTGAGGTTAAGTCTATCTGTGATGAGGTATCACCTGAGAAGATTGACTTGTTGTATTGGGATACTGAGGTTGCATCGCATGAGACATACAGTAACAACGAATTGGCAGGGCTAATCGAATCTACCAAAGCGAAAGGTGGTGGAGGGACTGACCCCATATGCGTGCCGAAGTATATTAAAGAGAAGCAACTCGTGCCCGAGTGCGTGATTATGCTGACCGATGGTTACATAAACAGACAGAAGGATAGCGACTGGCAGTTGAACATGCCTATCTTATGGTGCATCAAAGGCAACCCACGTTTTGATATAGCAGTAGTAGGTAAGGTAGTGCACATAGAGTAGTAAACAACAGGTTACTTGGCGACATCATGTCGCTAGGTAACCACCAACTTAACCAAGAATAAGGAGTATCAGTATGGAAAATACCATAAGTATTGCATCGTCAGCGATGCTAGTCGAGATGTCTATCAGCACATGGACTGCTCGTAAGTTAGATAAGAAGGTGTCAGCCGAGGTCGATGCATCTAAAGGCACGAAGACACAGGCAGGTAACTACAACAAGAACTTACTTGCTGGTACAGGCTTTCTTGATACTATAGTAAAGTATGCGGCTAACGCTAGGTCTTGGCATATCTCTCAGACTTTGCCGTGGTCGGACAACGGCTTACGCTTATTGCCGACGTCTAACTTTATGAACTACACCAAGCAACGTAATCTGTTGGAGGAAAACTATATGGCGTTGGTTGATAAGTTCCTCATAGCATATCCTAACCTAGTGAGTGCCGCAGCATTTCAGTTAGGTGATTTGTTTGACCGTGACGAATACCCTAGCGTGGAGAAGATAGCGCACAAGTTTAAGTTCTATGTTAACTATCTACCTGTGCCAATGGCAGGGGATTTCCGTATCGACATCAACGAAGAAGCCAAGAGCGATATCATAAGTTCATGCAACGTTGCTTACGAAGAACGTCTTAACAACGCAATGCGTGATGCGTGGTCTAGGTTGCACGACTGCTTGACTCGCATAAGTGACCGACTGCAATTCGATGCGCCTGACTATGACAATGGAATCAAGAGCAAGCCTCGTGTATTCCGTAACACGTTAGTAGAGAACGCTGTGGAGTTAACAGAGCTTTTAAAACATTTTAACCTTACGAAAGATACTAACCTAGAGCAAGCACGCTTGGATTTGTATAACGCAATTAAGCATCACGATGCCGATTCTCTACGCAATAGTCACGAGGCTCGTGAGATTGTAAAGAGTAAGGTCGATGAAATACTTGGCAAGTTTAACTTTTAAGGAGATACATTATGCATATTGTAGAAATAGATAAGTCCAGTCTATCTGGCAAACACAAGTTGTATGAGCACGATTCTTTGCTAAACGATTTTATCTACGCAGTTTCGTTGGCAAAGCCTTTGCTTAACTTTGTTGCAACGGATGACCTATGCAGGTCAATCTATCGCACCTTTAAAACCGATACAGGCGATATAGATAGACGCCAATGTGATTTACTTACAGGGGTTGAGGTATATCAGAACGGTGAGAAGCTTGGCGAAATAGGTATAGCTGACATATATCGTCGCAACGAAGGGCAGGTGTATGTCTACACGGTATCCTCATTCCGTATTGATAAGGAAAGGGGCGACCACAACAAAACGTATAACAAGGACATGAAGGTAGCACTGCGCAAAGTTAAAGAGGTTATGTATCCTAGGATAGATGAGGAGTTGATTAAAGCCGTAAGAGATACTGTGTATAACAGACTAAGTAGTGTAGTAAACTCTGCACGGCAAGCCGCAAGATGGTCGATAGATACTGAAGAAGAAGCGTTGACGTATGCTATGGCAGCATATAAGGCTATCCTCAACCAGGAATCTACCGTAACCTTACCTTCTACACTTGCGACTGTTAAATCATCAGCACAAAGATATGGCGAGGAGAGGGACTTCATGCAAATCATGGAAGCCTACGAACAAGTCAGGATACTGCACAATGACTATGCGCAACAGACTAGAGGTCATGCAGTTCAGTTGCGTATAGATGGTAGCTATGTAGTGTATACCTATGGTGCAGGGATTACTGATGACATACTCAAATACAAATCAATAGATGACTTGCCTAAACACTTATCCGACAAAGTATCTGCGTTGCAGTTAGTGAACGGTGATGAAGCACATAGCCACATAGGTATTAAGTTTAAAAGTGGTAGTGGTGAGGTTGAAACATTTTACTTTCTAGTAGATGGTGATATACTATTCAAGTAACTTCTTGGTTACACCTTGTATGAAAAATGCAATGCCGTATTTATTATCTAGCATGATGTGACTTACGGCTTCGGGAAACCGAGCATCTCCAATATCGCAAGTAGGATGCGCAATCTGCTTTAGCCTACACAGAGCCCTCTTCGGAGGGCTTTTTTATTGGCTACTTGGCGACATCATGTCGCTAGGTAACTAGGGTTTGTCCCTATAAAATAAATTAAAATAACTGTTGCAATCGCAATAAGTTTAGGACTATACTGTGTCAATAGTATAAAAAATAAATAGGAAAAGTAAGCATGACTACACCTGAGTCTAAGGTAAAGAAAGCCGTCTCTAAAATATTAGACGCACACGGAATATATTACTTCTATCCATCTACGCATGGCTATGGCAGGTCGGGCATCCCTGACATCATAGCATGTAAGAACTCCATCTTTGTAGCAATCGAATGTAAGGCAGGCAAGGGCAAGACAACTGCCTTGCAAGACCGTGAAATAAAACGCATCAAGCAAGCAGGTGGTATAACATTTTTAATCAACGAAACAAACATCAACCAACTAACGGAGTATCTACATGGAATCTAAAAACACAAATCCCACCAGTTCCCTAACAGAACTAAACGATGGCGTTGCAATAGTTCTTGCACGCATGGAAACCCACCCCGAAGAGTTCTTCACAACATCAACTGACAAATGGAAATTTATTTACCAAGAATATTTTAGAGATGCCATGACCGAAACGGAAAAGGGTATGGTATTTGATAAGTTAAAACAGATACGCAGAACTGAATTAACTATGAGAGTTATGATGGTAATGACCGATGGCATGAAGGACGCTGAACCTTTAGACAAGCGTAAACCTAGGTTGTTCCCCGAACCTGCCGTTCTAGCAGGTGGTGGAAAGGTAACTTACGGATGAACATATTAACAGTAGACTTTGAGACGTTTTACGCAAGAGATTATTCTTTAACTAAGTTAACGACTGAAGAGTATTTGCGTAGTGATAGGTTTCAAATTATTGGTGTAGCAGTTAAGGAGAACGACGATGAGGCTGTATGGTTCAGTGGTAGTGACAGAGAGGTGGCTGACTTTCTTAGTAGGTATGATTGGCGTAATTCTTTTGCTCTTGCCCATAATGCTATGTTTGACGGTGCTATTCTCGCTTGGTGGTTTGCTATTAAACCGATGGCTTGGCTTGACACGCTTGGCATGGCTCGTGCGACAGATGGGCTTGAAGCAGGAAACTCGCTTAGTAAACTTGTGGAGCGATACTCTTTGGGGAGAAAGGGCACAGAAGTTATTGACGCCCTCGGTCAACGACGTGAAAATTTTTCTGTCAACGAACTTACTGCATATGGTGCGTATTGCATTAATGACGTGGAGCTAACCTACAAGTTATTCCATGTTCTAGTAGACCGCTTTTCTAAATCTGAGTTGCAACTAATCAGTTTAACAATAAAAATGTTTTCCGAACCAGTTCTGCGCCTTAATAGCCCTTTGCTTGAACAACACCTTATGCAGGTAAAAGCAAGAAAAGAAAGATTGCTTGAGGCTTGCATATCAGATAAAGACACGTTGATGAGCAACCCTAAGTTTGCCGAGTTGCTTATCAGTTTAGGCGTTGAGCCACCTATGAAAGAAAGCCCTGCCAATGGAAAACAAACTTACGCATTTGCTAAAAGCGACGAAGGATTCAAAGAACTCGCCCAACACCCCGACGAACGAGTTCAGGCACTTGTATCGGCAAGACTTGGAACAAAGAGTACCCTTGAAGAGACTAGAACCCAAAGGTTTATCAATATCTCTTTTCGAGGTGAAATGCCTGTCCCCCTCAGATACTATGCCGCCCATACAGGTAGGTGGGGCGGAGATGATAAACTCAATCTCCAAAACCTTCCACGAAAAGGAAGCCTCAAACAGGCTATTACAGCACCTCAAGGATTCACACTCATTGACGCTGACTCAAGTCAAATTGAAGCACGAACAGTTGCGTGGCTTAGTGGACAGAACGACCTCGTAGAAGCCTTTGAAAGGAGAGAAGATGTCTATAAGATTATGGCGTCAAGTATTTATAACAAAGCGGTTGAAGACATTACGCAAGAAGAACGGTTCGTGGGTAAGACAACAATACTCGGCGCAGGCTATGGCATGGGCTCAACAAAGTTTGCTATACAACTCAAAACTTTCGGCGTGGAAATCGAGGAGTCAGAGGCGAAGAGAATCATCGACGTCTACCGTGCAACATACCCAAGAATACCCTTACTTTGGAAGGAAGCGAATCGTTCCCTTGACGCTATGGCAGAGAATAAAACTTGTCCAGTTGGGGTGCAACCGCAAGCACTTAGCCTTACGGCATCAGGTTTTCTATTACCAAGTGGACTCTATCTTTCCTACGCTGACCTTAGACGAGAAGACGACGCATATAGTTATGGAAGTAGACGAGGTCGTGTGAAGATTTATGGCGGGAAAGTAGTGGAGAACTTATGTCAGGCGATAGCAAGGTGTGTCATAGGTGAGCAGATGTTACTCATAGCCAAGCGTTACAAGGTAGCACTTACAGTTCACGATGCGGTCATGGCAGTTGTGCCTGAGGCTGACCGTGATGAAGCTATGCTATACATAGACGAGTGCATGAAGTGGCGGCCAAGCTGGGCATCAACATTACCCCTTGCTTGTGAGATAGGTGTTGGGGATAATTATGCTGAGTGTAGTAACAAAAAATCAATTGAAAATTGGGGGCTATGATGGCAAAAATATTTAACACTTGGGGTATTAAAGCAAAAGAAGATGAAGAGTTTATAAGAGCGTTTCTTAGAATGGTTGATTTAGAAGACACCATCCAAGAAGTTAGACTTATCCCAGTATTTGACTATGGTTCGGAAGGTAGCGAGCCATACGAAGGAACATGTCCCGAACAAGAGGCCGACGAATCTATGTCTTGCGTATCAGGTAGTGGAAGTAGTATGTGCGGTTGCTACCGAGGACACGCAGATGCTTATGTTGTTGAATGCGGAAGTACTAGAGTACCTAGAGCAAAAGATGGCAAGACTGTGTGGATTAAAAATGACAATTAAATGGTCTTACTCCTCGTTAGGGTTGTTCCAACAATGTCCTCGTAAGTATTACCACTTGCGTGTAGCCAAGGATATTGTTGAGCCTGAGTCAGAAGCTATGCATTACGGCACGCTAGTGCATAAGGCGGCTGAAGATTACATAAAGGATGGAACTGCCGTACCTGAGAAGTTCGCATATATTACACCAATATTGGATGTGCTTAAGGAGATCCCGGGTAAGAAGCTGTGCGAATATAAAATGGGTTTGACCGAAGAGTTAGAGCCTTGCGGTTTCTTTGACGACAATGTTTGGTTCAGAGGCGTAGCTGATTTAATTATTCTTAATGAGGATAAAGCGAACATCGTTGACTATAAAACAGGCAAGAGTTCACAGTATGCCGACACTAAACAATTAGAGTTGATGGCACTTGCAGTATTCAAGCACTTCCCACAGGTTGAGTTTATTAAAGCAGGGCTGGCCTTCTTAGTAGCAGAAGATTTTGTCAAGGCTAATTACATATCTCACAGTGCACCTGAGTTATGGGTTGGTTGGATAAGTCAGATTAATAAATTAGAACAAGCGCATGAGTTTGATGTGTGGAACGCTAAACCAAATTTTACATGTAGAAAGTTCTGCTCAGTATTGAGTTGCGAACATAACGGAAAAGGTATTTACAGATGAACGAAAACGACTTAAGAGATTGCTTTGCATTTATGTTAACAGTTGGCTTTGCAATGAAAGGCGATATAAACCCAAAAGCAATATGGGAAATAGCAGACATGCTTGTTGAAGCACGCACGCCACAAGAGGAGGCAGGTATAACCGCAATTAGAAAACGGAGGGTTAAAGAATGAGAGAAATTAATCAACGGTTTTGGGACGCCATGATTATTAGATCGTGGAATGACTTTGGTAACTCGTACTCCTTGGGTATGGCGTGTAAATACGAGTTTGGTGTATACCCTGAAGAACTAGGACTACTTAGATGTAAAGGTTTAATTAAACAAGGTACAAGGGTATGGGTAGCAAGGTCGTTAACACCTTTGAGTGAACGGCTATGGATTACACCGAAAGAAAAGCAAATTGCGTTACTTGATTGGTTAGAAGAATCTAAATTAGATTGCATAGTAAACAAAAGAGCGCAGAAATACGGCGGTGAAGCCGCTGGTAGATTGTATAGAAATAGGTTACATATGAAACAGTCACGCTTATCAAACGACATAGAACAAAGTTCAAACCGAAACAATATGTGGAAGGTGGTCAAATGAAATCAATACCAATGCTTGTGTGCACATGGATTTTATTTTGTGGGCTGATTATTTACATGACCGAGGTGAGCCGAAGAGAAGAAGTCTACAAACTGAACTGCGAACTACTGCTTGGTGGTTGGCATCCTGATGTACCAAAAGATTACGCTAAGATATGCGAAGAAGCTAAACGAACAATGAGGAGCGATAGATGACTGAATCAAGAACTTATATAGCCGATGAATTGGTTGAACTTAATTCACCACAAACAGACTTAATAGTTTTGCTAAGAGAAGAGGTAACGCTGATGCAAAAGTATTTAGAGGAACAAAACTTGCGTGAACATTTTGTAGCGTGGAGGCAAGAGAAATGACCCGATACATTTGCGTACACTGTAAATCAAAGATACTAACCATACTGGTTAGATGCCCGTACTGTAGAAAGTAACAACAATGTATGAAGATGAAGACGACGAACCCGAAGAAGCAACCCCTCAAAACAACGAAGGGTACATGACTCAACAAGAAGTGGCAGACAAGTTAGGTATGTCACGAAGTAGGGTTAGTGAAGTTGAGAAGAAGGCATTACGAAAGTTAAAGTATATATTTCTTATTAAATACAAAAGGGAGGATGTATAGCATGACGGAATCAGAATTACTCCGAGCAGTAACTGAACTAATAACCGAGTGTAAGCTAAAAGATAAAAGGCTTGCCGAGTTAGAGTATATGGTCAAGGATTTACAGTACCAGCTTGACCGCTCAAATAATCAGTTAAAGCAGAAGAACACTTGGGAACAATTTGACCCTGATGGGAGATGCTAATGACTAACGATGACGTCGAGCAAATCCTCAAGGAACTTACCGATTGTTATGGGAAGGATTCTATGCCAAAATACGTAGTATTGGCTAATGGAGCCGTATATTTTTACAGGAAAGAAGAGGATAAATATGCCCTATGTGAACAAACCCCGTCCGTACAAGAAGGAATACCAACAACAGAAAGCCCGAGATGAGCAAGCTACGAGAAACACGAGAGCAAGAGCACGATACCAAGTTGATTCCACAGGAACCGACAAGAACAATAATGGGAAAGCCGACGTCCGAGAGGGTAAGGATATTGACCACGTCAAGCCGCTTAGCAAAGGTGGCACAAACTCTAAAGGAAACTTGCACGTCGAGTCCGCCCACGCCAATCGCTCCTTCTCAAGAAACTCCGATCACACAGTCAAGAAAAACAAGCCCTCCAAAAAGGTTAAGTAAGTATTCTTGGCCTGGGGCTTATCCCCCGATGGCGCATCAAGAAGAGACAACATATTTCTTTACTACAAACCCTCGGTCATTTTGTTTTAACGAACAAGGCACGGGCAAGACTGCGTCAGCTATTTGGGCGGCAGACTATCTACTAGAGAATAGATTAATCAATAGGGTATTAATTGTATGCCCTTTATCTATCATGCAGTCAGCATGGCAGGCAGACTTATTTAAAGTTGCAGTGCATCGCAAAGTTGGTATTGCTTACGGCTCTAGGATTAAACGCAAAGCCATCATTGATAGCGATGCCGAGTTTGTGATTATTAATTATGATGGCGTTGAGATTGTTGCACAGGACATAGCACGTAATGACTTTGACTTAATTATTATTGACGAAGCTAATGCGTATAAAACGGTTACTACAAAACGTTGGAAAACTATGAAAGAGTTGGTACGCCCTGACACTAGGCTATGGCTTATGACAGGAACACCAGCGGCTCAAACACCTACCGATGCCTTCGGCTTAGCCAAACTATGTGTGCCCGAGAGAGTACCTAGATTCTTTGGTGCGTTTAGAGATCAGACTATGATTAACATTAGTCAGTTCCGTTGGATACCTAGACCAAACGCCAATCAGGTTGTGTTTGATGCGTTACAGCCAGCTATCCGATACACTAAAAAAGAATGTCTAGACTTGCCCGAAGTTACGCATGTATTCCGAGATGCCCCACTTACTGCGCAACAGGAGAAATATTATAAGTTACTCAAAAAAGAAATGCTTATGGTTGCCGATGGCGAAGAAATTAGTGCCGTCAATGCAGCTGTTAATCTCAATAAACTCTTGCAGATTTCTGGCGGTGCTGTTTACAGCGATACTGGTAGTGTGGTTGAGTTTGATGTTAGCAATCGTCTTCGTGTTGTAGAAGAAGTAATCAACGAGTCTAGTAATAAAGTGCTTGTGTTTGTTCCATTTACTCATACAATAGAACTACTTAAAGCGCATTTGAGAGGGGCAGGTATTCCCTCGGAAATAATTAACGGGGCTGTTACCGTCAATAAGCGCACAGAAATATTTAAACGGTTTCAAGAAAAAGACGATATAAAAGTTCTCATCATTCAGCCACAAGCTGCGGCACATGGTGTAACATTGACAGCCGCCGATACAATTATTTGGTACGCTCCAGTAACGTCTATTGAAACTTATTTGCAAGCTAATGCTCGTATAGACAGGCAGGGACAGAAGAACGCTATGACTGTAGTGCATATTAAGGGTTCTCCCGTAGAGACAAGGATGTATGGTATGTTGCAAAATAAGTTAAATGTTCACACAAAAATAATTGATTTATATCAAAAAGAAATTGAAGAAAACACTTGACAGTGTAAATAGTTGTAGTATAATTGTATCCAACGAACAAAGATTCGTTTATATTTGAAAGGAAAAGTATGGAACCAACTGACGGCATGAACGTCGATAAACTCGTCTCCGTTTTTATTAAGATTAGGGATGCACGAGAAGAAGCTAAGCGGGAATGGGAAGAGATTGATAGCGAGTTTGTTACCAAGCTAGACCTAATTAACCAAGAGCTTTTAAGCATATGCAAAAACACAGGTGCCGATAGTATCAAAACTAAAGACGGTACCGCAATTCGCACCATCAAGTCTAAGTATTGGACTAATGACTGGGAGCGTTTTTACGATTGGATGTTTGAACATAATGTGCCCGAAGTATTAGAACGGCGCATACATCAAACAAACATAAAGCAGTTCTTAGCAGAAAACCCGGACATGTTACCACCCGGTCTAAACGTGGATAACGCATATCATATAACTGTAAGGAGAAGTAAATGAGTGAAATGACTTTGTTTAACCAAAACCTACCCGAGTATTTAAAGGATGTAGAACTTGATGCTGTAACTAAAGCCCTAGCTGGTAATGGTGGTAGTAGCAAGCGTATATCTTTGCGTGGTAGTAAGTTTCGCATGGTAGTTAACGGCGAAGAAATTGTTACTAGCAAGAACGAGGAAATGAATATCGTTATTGTTAATGCAGCTAAGCATATATCTCGGCAGTTTTACGCTAAAGCATATAGCGCAAGCGAAGAAGCTACTGCACCTGACTGCTGGTCTAACGATGGTGTAACACCTGATGCGTCTGCTAAAGAAGCACAGCATCACAACTGCGTCGAGTGCCCACAGAATATCAAAGGGTCTGGTCAAGGTGATAGCCGTGCATGCCGTCACCGTCGCAAGTTAGCAGTTGTCTTAGCTGATGATGTTGGTGGCGATGTGTATCAATTAGAGTTAGCCTCCAAGTCTATATTTGGCAAAGGCGAATTAAACACTATGCCGTTTGAACAGTTTGCTAAGTACGTTGGTTCACAAGGGTACAACCTTAATACACTAGTAACTGAAATGCGCTTTGATGAAAAGAGCGACGTTGCTAAAGTGTACTTCCGCCCAGTTAAGTTTTTGAGCAAGGAAGAATGGGAAGTTGCTAAGCGTCAAGGAGACACACCTTCCGCTAAGCGTGCAGTAGAAACTACTGTAGCACAGACTGACTCAAAGCCTAAAGCCATAGCCGCACCAAAGGTAGAAGTTGAACAAGAGGAAATAGCTGAGCCAAAGAAGCGAGAGGATAAAAAAGCCCAACCTGCTCCCAAAGCTGACTTAAAAGCTGTTATGAAAGATTGGACATAACACAAATGAGTTTACGGGGCTATAGCTTCCATCTTGTTAAAGCCAACCAAGAAGCAGATACCAAGAAAAATATTGGTGTCCTTCTTGGAAGGGTATGTATTGACACCGACGTCCCTGTATCTAAAGTTGCGAAATATTTTAAAGTATCTCGCATGACTGTATATTCATGGTTCGTCGGCAAGTCAGTGCCACACAAGAATAAAGCTGAAAAAATTAAAAAACTATTGGACAAACTTCTACCGAATGCGGAAGTTTAATTTAAGGGACATATGGCGACGACAGATTTGCTTAAGGCAGTGTTGCCTCC